CTTTTGCTGGCTCACCGTTTTCCCGATACAACATGCTTGCAGTATTGAGGTAATGAGCCCTCGGATAGCTTACAGACAGTTTGTTTTCGGTGAAATCAGGAGTATTGACAAAGGCGGCCAGCGCATCAGCGATGGCGAGACTGACAGTCTTATTCTCTACCGAACCCAGCTCAGCCGCCCCATTCAGGGAGCGGCTGGCCAGTATCACGGTCAGATACCCTTGCGGGAAATCTGCCAGTCCAGGGAAGGATAATATCGTTTCTTGAACAGTCATTTTACTTGTCAGTTGCTTCAGTGTCTTCAGCTACATTCCAAGCAACACCATCGGCCTTCAGGATGTACATTGCCTCCGGATCGTTCACCACAGGGATGGCATTGGCTTCCGCCTTGGTCCATTCCTTGAACGGTTCCAGTTCCGACCACTTCGAGATAAAGACGAAGTCTTTCTTCACGGTTGTGGCCAGCTTCTTGTACTCCTCTGAGTTTTCAGCCGCAATCGGGCCATGCTGGATATCTCCGACTTTCAAATCTTCCAGGAAGGTAACACGGTTAGCCTCCCAGGGATTGACAGTGACTCTGTTGTGAGCGTTGTCCTCGATACGAACCGAAGGATCCACAACAACAATCTGAACGGGTTTTTCCTGGGCCGCCAGATAATCATTGATCACCTGTTTTGTCACGGTCAGCTTGGTGGTGTTGTTCACCCATCCTTTCAGCTTGTCGATAGTCGATTTCTGCTTTTTCAGCAGAGAGAATGTATCGGACCGCATGATCACATACTTGATGGTCACACCATCGGCAGCAGCAGCTACAATAACATCCTCGATGTCCTGCAAGCCATCGGCCGTTGCAGAGGTAGCCCAGTCAGTGGCAGCGACCTTCTTGTTCGCGTTCGGCATCCCGCATCCTACGAATTCCTCGGTAACAACTCCGTTGTTGTTCGTGGAATTCAGTACGAAACCTCCCTTTGACATCAGCTGCATGCTCCACCATTCGAAGCGTCCGCGCACACCATTGTACACGAAGTCCTGATCGGCGAAAGCAAGATCAAGAATCTCCTGAAGCTTGGCATCTCCTTTCACATCACGACTCAATTCCTGATACTCGTTCCATTCGCTTTCATTCATGCCGCGCTTGATGGCAGTCTTGGGGATATCTCCCGACATCTTCCCGATCACCTCGCGCTTTTTCTGCGGGGCAGAAGCGTCGTAGCTGATAACGTCAGCGATCACGGGAGCACCCTTCTCGCCGGTCAGTGTTTCCCATTTCAGGGATGATTTGCGTTTCAGACCGAAGAAGTTGGGGAAATACACCGGTTTCACATGACGTGAAATCAGGCGCGCTTCCATGTTCTTGCGGTTCACTTGCTTAATTAAACTTCTTTCCATTTTTCGATATTTTAAGCGTTAATATTCAATCCTTACACAAAGCGGATGTGAGGGATGGCGGCCTTCAGGTCGGCATCAATTGGATACGGCATCACCGATTCTCTCACACTTCCGCGAGCAAGCAATCCACTTGTCTGATTCGCAACGGTGGTATCCACCTTGTTCATCGTAATAGCTTCGGGGGTGTACTTGTATGCAGACTCATCTCCGTGGTATGCACCACCATCCATGGTTCCAATTGGGGCGGTAAGAACCGCGCCGGTCTGGCCACCATCCCATCCTGTTCCTCCTACTGCGGTCAAGGTGGTAAACACCATACCGGCAGCCGTCAATGCCCGCAATGCGGTCTGAATGGCAGCAGCATTGTTCTTGGAGGCTGTTTCGTTCGCCAGGGCAATCGTGATCTTCCCGTTGGCATAGGATACCGCGAGGTTATCATCTTCCGCCTGGGTCAATTCAACCACAACACCATTGAATGTTTCCACTCCAGATGCTGAAGGGCATGAGATGGTCAGCTTGTCGCTTGCATCACCTTCAACCGTTACAGTGGAAGCAGTATTCACACCAGAGGTGAGATACAGCATCGCGGTGGTAACAGAGAGAGAGGCTCCACCAACGAACGCAAGCGTATCGTACGTATCACCTACGGTGATCGAAGCGATCTCGACAGTGTTGGTGCCGTCAGAAACAGCATCACCCACTTTCAGGATGTGATTCTTTGCAATCTGGGGAGCTTCTACAGTTCCACCAACGATCGTAGCAGTCTTGATCACATGCCACAGACCATTGCTGTCCTTTCCGACAACACACAAAGGCGGTAATTCATCGACAATACCCTTCACGTCTGCACGCGCGATTGTCCCGCCACCGATGATATCCTCCAGGATCGTTTCAATTCCCGGTGAATATTGAAATTCAGATTCTTTTTTTCTAAACATAACGTTATATATTAAAAATTAAAGCGTTACAAACCCAAACTAACCACACCTACATCCTCGCCGTCACTCTTGGGACCGTTCATGATCTTCGCCCACTCTTCAACTGACTTGTCTCCAGCAGCACCGCCAGATATTTGCTGATAACCTCCTGAAGCAACAGCTTCGTTCAGGAACGTCTGCTTGTCGTCGTTGAACTCATTCACGATCACATCAATCTCTGCATCGAGGTCATCCGCTTCCAGGTTGACGCGCTTGGCGTATTTCTCCAGGAACTTATCATCGATCTTGCCTTTAAGCTTCTGCTTAACGGTCTCAAGCGTGCTCGCATTTTTCTGCGAACTCAGAACGGTCTTGACCGATTCATTGAGGAGATCGATCGTCTTTTTCAGCTCTGCAATTTCTTTGTTCTCCACTGTTTCATCTTTTTTTTCAGGATCAGCAGGATCCTCAGTTGCGACCGGCTTGCCATCCTTCAGATTGTGTTTTTTCTCATACTCTTCGATGGCCTTCAGCTCTGCTTTTTTACCATCACCGGCGGCTTCCTCGATTGCCGGCAGGACATTTTCCTTGAAGCTTTTCACGGCAGCGATGATGTTCCCATCTTTCTCCTCTGTGATGCCAGAGATCTTCTCGATCCTCTCTGCATGCTTCTTGTCAACTCCCTGAACTCCGCACTGTGCTTTGATTAATTCTAAAATTGTCATACCAAACGCTTTTCGTTTAAAATATAACTGAACATCTTTTTTCTGTAAACGAAAAAAGCAGCCCTTTCGAACTGCTCTCTCTCGTTGCTGTTTTTTCAGATTCTCCCTTTCCGGATGGCTATTTCTCAAAAAAACGTGCGCAAAAAAACTAAGCCTGAATTATTACCAATTTAGTGCCTCTCTCACTTCTTCCGGCAGGTAGTCCTCTTTGTGATCTTCCGCCAGGTAGACAACCCCGTCGACGAATTGCACATCATCAATCGACGATACAAGCGGGTAATGTGGTTGACTCGCAAACATAACCTGTGTCTCTAGGTCGATCGTACCGTTATCCAAATTCTCTTCGAGGAAATAAAACAATTCTTCTACTGTCATACTTTTAATTGTTTGATGTTTAATTTTCACATGCTAAAGATCAGGCTTCAATAAGTCGGAGACAACAGATAAACAAAAAGATCGCGATTGATTTTATGTATCGCGATCTTTGAACCAAGAAGCATTTTGCTTAACGAATATCGGTGGCTTGCCGGCTTTCTGCATGTATTCAGATATCCATGAGCGCGAACGCTGGGGGATATCGGTTATTGTTTTTCTTCTTGGGATGTCGTCATGCAGTAAGAAATCGGCAAAATCATCATGCTCCATCACAACCGGAACAGCATAACAAATGCAGAATGGGTGCCACCCCGGGAAAATGAAATCTTTGGGGTATTTTCCTTTAAGAGAATCACAGATAGGACATGGATGAGCATTCGCGGACCGCTTTACTTCGTAACCCAGGATAAAATCAAGCTGCTTCCACCTTTCTGCATCGCTCATACGGTACCCCATATTCGTTTCGGTGCTGGCCACACGAAGCGCATTCATGCGGGAGGACCGATACACTCCCCGGCCAGGGTGATAATCCTTCATTGGCTGAGATAGCATCAGCTTTCCTTGATCGTTTCTCACACGCCTGAACCTCTTGTCGGGGTTGTTAAGAAGTTGCCGGAAATCGCGCCCAATTGCTTCTGCCGACCGGCCTTGCGCTATTCCACTTTCAAGAAAAAATTCTACATGGCCTTTTGTCTGTTCAGTGATATTCCAGATACGTTGCGATAGATTCATCCCATTATCAACACGCTTTTGGAGCGCTGTAAGTCCATCAAGGTTTCGTTTGAATAATCCTCTCTTGACAGTAGATGAAAGGGCCATATCCTTGATGTACTGCTCCACGATCACGTCATTCTTCGTGACGGCATCCAACCAAGCCTCCTTTTGGTTCTCAGCAATCATCTTCTCGAGTGATTTCTGAAATTCGTTCAAGTA